GCCGAAAAGGTCATCTTTGTCATCACCACCGACGGACTGGAAAACGCCAGCAAACGGTTTAGCTATGAGAAGATCCGCCGGATGATCGAGCGGGAAAAAGAGCAGTACGGCTGGGAATTTCTGTTCCTTGGAGCCAACATGGACGCCGTGCAGGAGGCTGCCCGCTTCGGCATCGGGGCAGACCGGGCGGTGCGGTTTGAGAACGATGCGCAGGGCGTGGCAGTCAATTACCATGTGGTCAGCGAAACGGTCTGCCGGATGCGGCAGGCAGCCTGCCCGGCATCCGTCGGCGCAGATTGGAAAGAGGAAATTGAAGCCGATTTCCAGAAGCGGCATCATAGGTAAGGGAGGAAACAGCCATGTTAGGAGCAATCTTGGGTGACATCGTGGGCAGTCCCTATGAGTATGGCTAAACAGGATAACTATAAGAAAGAGAGGACCGAAACGGCCCTCTCTTTTCATTTTTCGGATTTTGGGATGCGTGGGTATATCTCAATGGTGAAACCATCAGGACTTTTTTTGCGCTTCTCGTTTAGCTTCTGGTAGACGACCTTTTCGAGCACCTCTTTTAGGAGAGCGTTTTTCTCCTCGGCCGTTTCGAGCAGCGGATACACGTCGAGCAAATTCTTAACCTTAGGGATGATGTCACGGCGGCTGGTCTCCCGGAGCTTCTCCTCGGTCAACTCACGGGAGCAGCGGGCGACACTATCCTTTGCGGCAGCGATTTTGTCGGAGAGCATTCGGGAGCGGGACAGAAAGGTGTCTGTGTCGTAGATGCCCTGCTCGAGGAAGTCGTGGGTACGTTCGAGCTGCTGCTGTAATTTGCGGAGCTCGGCCTCCGCGCTGGCGAGAGCTTTTTCCCGGACGCCGACCGACGACACGGAGGACGACGCGGTAGCGGAGCTCCACTCGAGTTCATACCCTTTCATCCATTCGGAGAGACCCTGTATGACACGCTCCTCGACGATGGGAAGATAGCTAGAGCAATTCGGGCAGCCGCGACGAGGACAGCGCACGACCGGCATATCTGGATGGACGGGGTTTATCATCCGCATCATCTGCCTGCCGCACTCGGAGCAGACGAGCAGACCGGCCAGAGGATTCCGGACGACCTTTTCCTTGTGCGTGGAAGTATTCTCACTCCGGGCGAGCTTATCGTTTGCGAGCTCAAATGTTTCTTTCGGAATGAGCGGAGGGTGAATGCCTTTGAATATGCACTCTTTCTCTGGGTCGGCAGGACCGCGTACAGAAACGACCTTGCCGTCAACCACTTTCTTCTTCGTCTCACGGCTGCCCCAGCGCACCATGCCGATGTACGTCGGATTCTTGATGATTCCGCGAATGGTGATTCTTGCCCATTGCGAACCGGACGGAGACGGGATGTGCATATCGTTGAGCCTCGTGGCGATTGAACCCAAAGACAGCGGGCGAGCGGAACCATCCTCGTCCTGCAAGCCGACCGTGTACAGGTCGAAAATCATACGGACTATTGCGGCCTGCTCCTCGATGGGCTCGAGTGAGCAGCCCTTTTCGTTTTTGAGCTTTACCCGACGATAACCAAAGGGAGCTAGACCGGACGGCCATTTGCCCTCTTTGGCGGAGGCGAGGCGACCGCGCTGCAACCGGCGGTTGATAATCTTATACTCCCGACGGCTCATAAACAGGCCGAACTCGAAATACTCCTCGTCGAACTCGTTGTCGGGGTCATACGTTTTTATAGGGGTGATTATTTTCGTCCCGGAGAACTTGAACGTCTGCGCGATGATGCCTTGGTCGATGGTGTCGCCGCGCGCCAGACGTTCTACCTCCATGACGAGGACGCCGGACCAAACGCCCTGCTCGACCTCGGAGAGGACCCGTTGCATCATAGGGCGGGCAGCGATGGTGTCACCGGAGACGACCTCGCGGTAAATATCGGTCACGTTGAGATGTTGCCTTTTCGCCAGCTCGAGCAGAGTGTGCTCGTGCCGGGAGAGCGTTTCACCCTCGCCGTGCGCTTCGGCCTCGAGGTCGGAACGAGACTTGCGCAGATATATGAGATACTGCTCCATGATGACCTCCGAACAAAAAGACCCGCGCCGGAGCGCAGGCCGAAAGGTTACTTGTTGCTATCCTTTAAGGCCGCAACGTCAGCCTGCAAGAGGCTGTCAAGGATAGAGGCGGTTTTGGCCTTGAGCGTGTTCTGCTTCTCCATAATCTGCGGGAAAGCATCTGCCAGGTCTCCCCCGCAATCAGCGAGGATGCTCTTTATCTCGCCGCGACCGGTTTGCAGCTCAGAGAACAGTTCGCGGTACAGGGCTAGCTCTGCTGCGTTCTGCGCGTTCATACACCGGGAGAGCAGCACATAGACCGAATCGAACGTCGAGGAGACGACGGCGCGGAGCTCTTTCGAGAGGGCGTCATATCTGCGCTTGAAGTTTGCGTTGTCCTGACGGAACGCCTCGTTACCGTGGGCGCGCTCATCCTCGCGGCCCAGCAGATAGTCAGTGGTTACCCCGAAATAGTCCGCCATCTGGCAGAGCAGGGCGAAATCTGGCTCTTTGCCCTCGGTCTCGTAGCCGGAGACCGTAGTGCGCTGTTTACCGCAGAGGCGGGCAAACTCGGCCTGCGTCAAATCTTTCTCCTTGCGGAGCGCGACCAACCGTTCAGAAAACTTATCCATACAGACGTACCTCCCTAAGACTTATATATTGTATCACAAAAATCCCCTCACGGGGACAAATGACGCTAATTGCGTCATAAATAGCAAAAATTTTTGAAAAAAACTTGACTTTGACCCAATTAGGGACTATAATAGACCACAGAAAGACCCCAAAAGGGTCACACAGAAAGGAGGAGACAGGCGGAATGCGGAAAAAGCTGCAAACGCTCCGAGAGGGCGCAGGCTATACCCAGCAGACTTTCAGCGAGCGGCTAGGCGTGAGCCGGAGCCACTACGCACAGATTGAGAGCGGAGACAAGAATCCGTCCCTCAAGCTGAGCCTGAAAATCAAGCAGGCCCTCGGCTATCCCTACGACGACCTTTTTTTTAACCCGAAGCGACCCGTTTCGCGTCATTGATGCAAAACAATGACGCCAAAAGCAAACACTTGGCGTTTCCTTGTAAATATTTTAACCGAAAGGAGGCACGGGATAAATGCCTAAAATGGCAACGAAAGCCGCAGATAACGTGTTCTACAAGGCACGAATCGCAGCAGCATCGTGGAACGACCGGTTAGGCAGCAGAGAGGGTGCGTCAGAGGTGACCGGCATCGACCGGACGCGGCTCGCCAACATCGAGCTCGGAACCATCAACCCGCACCCGGAGGAGGTTCTGATGCTGTCGGACACCTACAACGCGCCGGAGCTGCAAAACCATTTCTGCTCGCACCTCTGCCCGCTCGGCATCGGGACAATTTCACCGATTGAGCTGGAAGAGCTCGAGCGGGTCACATTGCAGCTCATTTCGGCAATGAAGTCGTTGCCGGAGGTCAAGGACGGAATCATCGACATCGCGGCCGACGGCGTCATCGACGCGAACGAAAAGCCGCGCATGAAGCAGTACCTCGAGGTACTCGACGAGATAACGAACAAGGCTCAGACCTTGAAGCTCATTTATAGAAAGCAATTCGGAAAACAGGAGGTGTAAAAAGTGTTGGAGGCGAAGCAGAGCGGGAACGTCGTAGAGGACTTCACCATCGGGAACACCCGAATCAAGATTTGCGACGACTTCTGCCGGACCCGGACGAGCGGAGAGGTCAAGGAAATCCTCGACCGCGTCGCACGGAGGACGGTCGGCTCGCTCACGGCAGCCGCCACACCTGATTATGGATGCGCTTAAAAGAAAGATGGAGATTGCGGCCGTTGCGTTTTTCTGCACAGTCACCGCACTCATTGCGGCTTACTCCTGCGCGACGACGGCCGCAGCAAACCTCGCACAGCAGACAGCGGCAGCACCGGTAACGGAATATGCGACGCTCGCCTACATGGAGGTGCAGCCAGAGACCGAACAGGAGCCGGAGCTCCTCTACGACGTACCCATGAGCGACGAGCTGCAACGGTACGTCCGGGAGCAGGCGGAGCGGCAGGGCGTCCCGTTTGAAATCGCCCTCGCCGTCATCGAGCGGGAGAGCAGCTACCAGCCGGATGCAGTCAGCGACACCGGAGACTTCGGCCTCATGCAGATTAACGTCTGCAATCACCGCTGGCTCTACGAGGAACTCGGAATTACGGATGTGATGGACCCGGAGCAGAACATCGAGGCTGGCCTCTACATCCTCGGGCAGGCATTCCAAAAGTACGACGACCCGGACAAGGCCCTCATGGCCTACAACATGGGCGACAGCGGCATGAAAGCCGCGTGGAGCAAGGGTCAGCACAGCAGCAAGTACAGCCGCGCAGTCCTCGAGACGGCGCAGAGTTTCGAGCGAAAGGAGCACTAAATGAGCTGGAAGATTCACAGAGCGTTTCTCATTGCGGCCATCTGGATTGCAGAAGTTCTCGCGGCCGGAATCTGCGGCTTTATCGCCGCACTGGCACTTGTTCCGGCCAGCTACGCAGCGCGCGGCTACTACGCTTTCGGCGGTGAGTGGCTTATCGTGCTCGGTATTACTCTGCTGGCGTTCCACATCATCAACAACGCATTTTTCAAGATGCTCAAGGACCACTGAAAGGAGGTGAACCACATGGCTGAACAGAACCTTTTCTGCCTCTGCGGCAGATGCTCGCGCAAGTTGCGCAGCGCGGCCGCCCGTCGCGTCGGTATGGGCTCGACCTGCTGCCGCAAGGAGACAGGCAAGACCATCGCCCAGTTGCTCAAGGAGCTGGACGAGCAGGAGGCCGCAGCAGCGGCAGAGCAGCAGGAGCCGGATACACAGGCATAAAAAAAGAGCCGCGCTCGAAAGCGCGACCCTCTTGTCGGACAAGCCTATTGTATCTCGCTCCACATCAAAAGTCAACAGGAGCGTGAACCATGAACGAACAAAACAAACACGCTGCGCTCACCATTGCGCAGCAGTACCCGCCCGCGCAGTACAATCTCCTCGTCCCGATGCAGACTGTGACGGAGATTGCCGACATCCAAAAGCCGGTGATGAACTCCGTGAAAATCAGCACCGACCTCAATGACGGCGAAATCTATGAGATGGAGAAAGCCAAGGACGAGTGGCGCGACAGCAAGGGGTACGTCCACAAAGCGACCCCGGCCAAGTACGCCCTCACCAAAAAAGGCCTCACCAAGCTCATGCGAGCCGCAGGCATCAAGATTCTTTCCAGCCGCCCGGTCGTCCCGTCCACCTGCCAGAAGTGCGCGGAGGTCAACCGCAGCATCGGAAAGCCGATTCGCTGCGGAGGCTGCCCCAACAAGGACGTCAAGCACGAGGTCCGAATCAGCGTCCCGCAGCTCACCGGCGAGAACGTCACCATCGTCGCCCATAAGGAAATTGCGGTGGATGATGTGACGGCCGGGATGACAGAGAAGCAGCGGGCAGAATTTATGAAGTTCCGCAGTGAGATGTGCGAGAGCAAGGCTCTAAACCGCGCCCTCCGCACCGCGATGCAGATTAAGTCCAGTTACCTTATCGAGGAGTTCGGAAAGCCCTTCGTTGTGGCCTACCTCGTCCCGAACCTTGACAATCCGACCGTCCGTGAGGAGGCGGTAAAGTCCATGTTTGGCGCGGCGAATGACCTGTACGGCAGCCGCCCGAAAACCAGCCACACGGTCTATGTGGACGATGACGACGACGGCTATGTGCAGCCGGAGCCGGATTTTGAGGCCGCGCAGGAGCAACCCCAGCAGGAACAGTCGCCCGAGAGACCGATGCAGCAGCCTCGCCAGCAGCAGACCGCACCGAGCAACCGGCAGCAGGGCAGAAACGGCGACAGCGAGTTCTGCGCAGACTGCGGTAAGCAGATTGGTCTCGACGTGGCAGAGTATAGCCGCAAGCATTTCGGCGGAGTGGCATATTGCCGCGACTGCCAGAGAAACCATACATGGAGGAAATGATTATGATGATTCTTTCGCAGGACGGCATGGTGGCCGTCAATTCGGACAATGTGGTGATGTTTGAGGTCAAGGAGAGCGAAACGCTCCCTCACGAGACGCAGCTCTGCGCAACCATCCTTATCACGAACGGCGCGCGGTTCCACCGCCTTATCGGGACTTTCAAAGGCCCGGACCGCACCGAACTCGCAAAACTCGCACTGGACTACATCTCGTACAGCATCAGCTCCGGCCATAAAGGCTCTGCACAGGTCCCGACCGAAGATGAAATGCGGAATATTCAGGGCGCAAAGTCTCGCGCAGATGCAGCGCGGCGCGGCAAGCTCGACGACATCATCAAGGAGATTCTCAAGGAGGGTATGTAATGCTGAAAGTATTGCACACCGGCGACTGGCACATCGGCAGTTTCCCCGGGCCGGAGGTCAACGGCCAGAACGCCCGCTTTCAGGACATCTGCCGTTGCCTCGATTTTCAGGCGATGTACGCGGAGGAGCACCGGCCGGACCTTATCGTCGTTTCCGGCGACATCTTCCATCAGGCCCGTGTGTGGTCGGATAGAGGCCTCCGCGAGAGCCGGACGGCCATCGACCACATCCGGCGACTTTCCAACGTGGCCCCGACCGTCGTGCTGCGCGGTACGCCGAACCACGACAGCGAGGAGCAGTTCGAGATGCTGGTGACAGCCTTTTATGGCGACGATTCGGTCAGCGTTGTAACGGAGCCGGAGGTGCTCCACATCCACACCTACCACGGGCAGCGCGTAGATGTGGCCTGTATTCCGGGCTTTGACCGTGGCGTACACCGGGCAGCGCACCCGGGCCTCTCCCGGGAGGAGGAGACGCAGGTGTTTACAGACGAGCTGGCAAAGGTCGTCCTCGGTCTCAAGGCACAGTGCGAGCCCGGAGTGACGAGCATCCTGTCCACGCACTTCACCGTCCCGGGATGCAACATGGAGAGTGGACAGACCGCACTCTTTGCACAGTTCGAGCCCGTCATCTACCCCGCCACCCTGAAAGCCGCAGACTTCGACCTCGTAGCACTGGGTCACATCCACCGGCCGCAGCAGCTCCCGGAGGCAGGCCGCGCGGTGTTCTACTGCGGCAGCATTACCGGCCTCAACTTCAACGACGAGAATCAGCCGCGAGGTTTTTACATCCACGACATCGACGACGACGGGGAGACATGGAGCGAGTACGTCGAAACGCCCTACCGGGAGTTCGAGACCATCCGCCTCGGAGAGGACGACATCCGCGCAATGCTGAGTGCGGAGCGGGTTGTTGTACCTGACCGCCTCAAGGGAAAAATCGTCCGCGTTCTCTATACCTGTTCGGACGAGACAAACAAGGCTTTCAACAAAGCCATCCTCGAGAAAAGGCTCTATGACGGTGGCGTGTTCTACGTCTCCGAAATCACGCCGGAGGAAATCACGACAAGTGTGAACCGCGACGAGCTCCACGGCGAAAATAGCCCGGAGCAGAACCTCGCGGAGTACCTCGCCGAAAAGGAAAAGAGCCCGGAGGACGCCCAGCGCATCATTGAGCTGGCCCGCCCGATTATCTCAGAGGCGATGGAAAAAGGCCGTCTTGAGACCCCGACCGGCGTGTTTATGCCGGTGGAAATTGAGGTCAAGAACTACCGCAACTATCGCGACGAGCTGTTCAGCTACGACGGCATTTCCTTTGCCACTATCAACGGAGAGAACGGCGCAGGTAAGTCCAGCCTGTTCATGGACGCCATGCTGGACGCCCTTTTCGAGGAGCCCAGAGAGGGAGACCTCACGGGATGGATTTGCAATGACCCGGATGCCCGCAGCGGCTCCATCAAGTTCACGTTTTACCTCGGCGACAAGCTGTACCGCGTGACCCGCACCCGCACAAAGAGCGGCAAGGCGACGCTGAATCTCTCCGAGTATGTGGACGAGAGCTGGCAGAACCGCAGCGCGGAGAAATACCGCGATACGCAGGCCATCATCGAGAACACCATCGGAATGGACAGCCTGACGCTCAAGGCGACCGGCCTTATCATGCAGGACCAGTACGGCCTCTTTTTGCAGGCCGACAAGGCGGACCGCATGGCGATTCTCGGAAACATCCTCGGCCTCGGCATTTATGACCGCATGGAGAGCATGGCGGCCAACCGGGCAGCGGACGCCAACCGGGAGCTCCGGCGCATCGCGGATTTGCAGGAGGAGACCGGCCGAGCGATGCCGGACAAGGCAACAGTCGAGGCAGCCATGAACAAGACGGCCATCGAAAAGGCCAGCGCGGTAGCAGACAGGGCCATCCATACAAAGGCCATGAGCGAGGCGCAGACAAAGCTCGACATTGCCAAGCAGGCGCAGAAACGGTCGGAAAAGCTCACCAGCGAGCTCGGCTCGTGGATTGCAGAGAAAAACGCGAACGCCAGCGCACAGGCGGTTTGCAGAGCGCAGATTTCTGATGCACAGGCTCTCCTCGATAAGCGCGATGAGGTTGAGGCAGGCAGCCGGAGCTACGGAAAACTTTCCGCACGGCGGGAGGAGCTGCTGGGAACGGCGGCCCTGATTCAGTCCAAGGAAGAAAAGCTGCGGGACGTTATGGCCGCGCTCTCCACCCAGCGGAAAAAGAAAAGTAGTCTCGAGGCCGAAAAACTTTCTGCGCAGGCAACGTGTTGGAGCTATGAGCAGGCCCTCGCGGATTACGAGGAGCTCGAGCGGAAAGCGGCAGACCTCGCAGGAGCGAGCGAACGGCTCACCGCGCTGGAAGAACAGGACGAGCAGTATCTCGCAGCAGACCAAGAGGCCGTGAAGCTGCTCCAAACCAAGAACGCAGAAACCGCGCGGATACAGTCATGGCTCGGCATAAAAGAGAGCGAGGTCACACATATCCGCTCCCGGGCCATCATGCTTGAAACCTGCGGATGCCCGGTCGAGAACCCGGAGTGCCGTTTCCTGCAGGATGCAGTGGAGGCCAAAAAGAAACTGCCTATTGCTGAGACGGAACTGGAAACCTACCGGCAGCAGGCCGAGGAGCGCGCAGAGCAGCTCGACGCTGAGTATCGGGCCGCAAAGAAAAAGGCGGAGAACCTCAACTGCCGCAAGGACTTGCAGGCCCAGCGGTTCCTCGTTGCAGACCTGCGGAAAGCCTCGGAGCGGTTCGCAAAGCTGACGGCGCAGAAAGAACGCCTCGCAGAAGTTAAAGAGCGCATCAAGGCCATCGACGAGGAACTGGAAACCATCCCGGCCGATATCGAGAGCCGCGAGGCCGACCGCTTCGTCGTTGAGGACGAACTGAAAAAGCTCCGGCAGAACGCAGCAGAGCTCGCCAGCATTGAAGCACAGCTTTCGGACGTCAAGAGATACATCGAACTGGAAAAGCTGCTCCCGGCAGCGGAGGCTAAAAAGAGCGCAGCACAGACCCGTCTCACGGAGCTCCTGACCTACGCAGAAAAGGCCCGGACGGCGATTGACGGAATCAATGCGGAGATTGCGACCCTCGCAAAGGCGCAGGCCGGTGTGGACGAGCTCAAGGAACAGTACGCGGAGGCGGATGCGGCCCTCACGGTGGATAACATCCGTATTGGTGAGCTGGACCAGCAGGCTGGACACAGCCGCAGGCAGATGGAAGAAATCGAGACGGCAGAGGCAAAGCTCGAAGTCCTTCGCCGTCAGGCAACGGAACAGGGTCAGCTCGCAGCGGGCTACGAGGAGCTCAAGCGGGCTTTCTCTCAGGACGGCATCCCGCATAACATCGTCCGCAGCATCGTCCCGCTGTTCGAGGCGACCGCGACGAGCATCATCGGCCAGATGTCTGGCGGACACATGAGCATCGAGATGCGCATGGAAAAGACCCTCAAGAGCAACAGCAAGAAAGAGGTCACCGCGCTGGACATCATTGTGAACGACGCGGCGACCGGAGCTCTGCCCTATATGAGCCGCTCCGGCGGCGAGCGCGTTAAGGCGGCCCTCTCGGTCATCCTTGCGCTGGCGGAGCTCAAGAGCAGCACCGCAGGAGTGCAGCTCGGATTCCTGTTTATTGACGAGCCACCGTTCCTCGACGACAAGGGCGTACAGGCATACTGCGACGCACTCGAGGCCATCCAGAAGCGGTATTCCTCGCTCAAGATTATGGCTATCACCCACGACCCGGAGATGAAAGCCCGTTTCCCGCAGTCCGTTGACGTCGTAAAGACGGCGGAGGGCAGCAAGGTTATCTACTCTTGAAATCACCAGCAGAAAGGGGGTGCGAGGCTTGGGAAGAAGCAACAGGCAGACCGCCGACTACTTCCCCCATTACGTTGGGGAAAAGAGCCGGACGAAGTTCATCCTCGAGAAGAACTGGGGGAACGATGGGTATGCCTTTTGGTTTAAGCTGCTCGAACTTCTTTGCGCGGCAGACGGCCAGTATTACGACTGCTGGGACAAAATGGGCTGGGAGTACCTGCTCGCAGTCACCGGAGTTACGGCAGAAACAGCGGAGGCCATTCTGAACACGCTTGCCTCTATGGGAAAGGTGGACAAGGAATTGTGGGAGAACTGCCGCGTCATTTGGGTACAGTCCCTCCTCGAGAACCTCCGCCAGCTTTACTCCAAGCGCACCGCAGCACCGACGAAACCGTCGGTCGATAACTTTCCCGGCCGCAGGGCGGAAAGCCCTGCACAGGAGCCCGCAGAGGTGGAGGAGACGCCACCGGCCGCACCGGAGCCCGCGTCGGAGACACACGACAAGCCGAAAGCTCCCCGGCGTAAAGCCGGGAGCCTCTCGGCGGAGCAGGCCGAACGGTTTGACCGCTTCTACGCGGCCTACCCAAAGAAGGTGGACCGGGCCACGGCAGAGCGGGCGTGGGCCAAAATCAACCCGGAGCCGGACGACGCGGCGACCGACAGAATCATCGCGGCGGTTGAGGCCGCAAAGAAATATGACAGCCGGTTCCGGGAGCGGCAATTCACGCCAAACCCGGCAAGCTGGCTTAATGCAAAAGGCTACATGAACGACTACACAGGAGGTGAGCAGCGTGGAAACGCTGACGGCTATGCTGGATTCACTCCGTCCGGCGGATTCGGCTCGTTCGGCTGAGACCGCCCAGCACCGGCGGCCGACAAGCAAGGATATTCTGGCTGGTGGCTACAACTGCCAGCGCGAAATCCCGGAGCCGGTCGAGTGCGAGTTCTGTGGCCGGAAACTGTACCACGAGGCCCTCGTGATGGGCCGAACGGTCCTCATGTTCGCCCCGTTCCCGCAGAGATGCACCTGTGACCGAGCAAAGGCGAAGTGGGCGGAGGCGGACGCGGAGGAGGCTAGACAAAAAGCGGAGGCTGAGAAAGAGGCGGCGCAGGCAAAACGGCGCGCCAAAATCGAGAGGCTGCTCGGCAGGAGCGGCATCAAGAAACGCTTCCAGCAGCGGACGTTCGCCAACTTCATCCGGGACACCCCGGAGCGGCGGCGGTGCTACGACACGGCCAAAACCTATGCAGACAGCTTTCCACAGCGCGCAGAGCGTGGCGAGGGCCTCTACATAGAGGGAACATACGGGACCGGCAAAACGCACCTCGCGGCCGCCATCGCCTTGCAGCTCATAGGCTGCGGCGTCCCGGTCGTCTGCAAGACGTCAGGCGACCTGCTGGCCGACATTAAGGAGGCTTTCGACAGCGGAGATGCCACCGAGTACGAGATACTCAAGGCGTACAAAACGGTCGATTTGCTCATTGTGGATGACCTCGGAAAGGAACAGTGCACAGAATGGAGCGTGAGCACCCTGTACTCTATTCTCAATGACCGGTACGAGGACATGAAACCGACCATCATCACGACGAACTACAACGCCGACGAGCTGGTGCGAGCCCTTACCCCGAAAGGTGGAGACGGAACGAAAGCCCGGGCCATTATAAGCCGCCTGCGGGAGGTCTCGACGGTCATCACGATGGCATGGGCCGATTACAGGGCGGGAGGTAGCAAACGAAATGCCTGAATTGAGACAGGAATATGTGGACATTCTCGAGAAGCGCGAGTGGAGCGTCAGCAGCTACACCGACGACGGCCGCGTGGAAATTGAGTGGTACTCACCGGCCGGAGAGGACTTCATCATCTGCGTGGGCGTTGAGAAATTCCCGGATGAAGTTTTAGACTACTCCGACAGCTTTGACCTGGACGAGCATATTGCGATGTGGATAGAGGCAAAGCAGAGCGGCACACAGGGCGTCCCGGGCGCGCGGCAGATTGTCCACGATGCAGAGGAAATCGAAAAAGAGCTTGACGAGCTCGCATTTGAATTACAGGAGGCAGAAAGAAAAATATGGCTTACAGGTATTACAGCACCCTCCGCCCGCTGATGGTGGGCGGCATCCCGTTCCCGAAACAGCCCGGAGAGAGCATCACAACCATCGTCAACTTCGAGGAGGGCCGGACGTACTGCAAGGACATCGACCGTCCCGCGTGGGGCTACATCGAGTACACTGCACCGCTCGACCCGCAGCAGGTCTCGGACTACGAGCTGGTGTTGGCCCCGGAGGAGGACGGCCATGAGTAACGTGAAAATCAAGGAGCTGGACAAGAGCCTCATTCATCAGGCGAACAGCAACAGCATGAGCGGCCAGCGCGGCGACATTTCGGCCCACGAGTACGAGGTCTACTGCCAGAAAGTTATGAGCTGGAACATCCCGGACAGCCGCAAGCAGAAAATCGTGGACCAGATTTATGCCAAGTGGAGCGAGCAGCTCCGGCACGAGGCAGCCCATGTGAGCGTCGCCGTCGCAGGACCGGCACGGTACAATGCGAAGAAGCTGGACCACAGCGACACCATTCTCCGCCTTTCCTCTGAGTTCGTGGAGTGGTTCAACGGCCTGCAGGAGCAAGTCTGGCAGGGCCGCATCGAGGACAAGGACGCCAAGGAAATTGCCCGGCTGGTCGATGACATCAAATTTTGCATCGAGCGGCCGACGCTTAATCCTACCGCGAGCCTGTGCGAGCTCGCAAACAAGGACCCGGAGCTCTTCATGGAGTATTACGAGAAGCTCCATGAAAAGTACCGCTGGCGCAAGAACAGCATCATCGCCAAGCTCTATGCGGCCGGGAAAGAGGGCAAGCTCGCAAACCTGAACCGGCAGAAGTTTTTCGAGGACGAGAACCTCGTCGCCTACACGATGGGCGACCGGGCGTACATCAAGTTCGTTATGAAGCCCCGGCAGCAGCTTATCGTGGCCCTCAAGAGCAGGAAATGGTGGTGGAACAGTTACGAGGAAGCGTGGAGTACCTACCTTGACAAGCTGGACAGAGAGTGGGTGCAGAGCATCAGCACCCGGTATGCCGATTATGTTTGAGGAGGAAATCAGAGAATGAAATCGTTTACATTGGATTTGCTGCACTCGGATGAAGAAGTTCACTACCGCGACTACCGCATCAATGAGCACAAATTTGCGTTCGACCGGATTCAATACAACAAGGGCGAGCGGCACAACATGGAGAGAATTGCTGTTCCTGTTATCCGCAAGAGCGATGGAGAGCCTGTGGCAAACCTCGAGACCACTGTGATACTCGTAGAGTGCGGAAACATCTACCATTACCTCGACAACGGTTTTGCGGTCCGCCTGAGTGACGCCCAGATGATTACTGTTGCAAATGAAATATTGAAGAAGCGCGCAGAGGTAAGAGGGACCGGCCTCAAGACGCTTTCTGGATGGCGGGAAAGTGGCCTGCCAAGCGTTGAGGACTACCTCGAAGTGGGGGACGAGGTTGACAGCGAAATGCTGGACTATTTCTTGAATGTTCTTCCTCCTCGTACAAACCACGCAGGCTTGCTACAGGCAGGCGGAGAAATCAGCACCGCAAAGAACATCGACGGAGGCTGGCTCCCGACGTACCTGACGTTCAAGCGGCAGGACGGCACATGGCGGTACGCCGGACGGTGCTTTGCGGGCTCTGCGGAGCTGGCTCAGGAGTACCAGTCCTCGCTCGAGCGGATGATGCTTACACGTTGTAAGCGGCTTGAAATCACTCAAGAAGAAAAGAAGCAGGAGGCATAACCAACATGGCAAGCACGAAGTTTGAAGTTTCGATGGCTATTTTCAAGTTTCAGGGAGAGCCGGATGTGAGCGTCACGCTCACCGGCAAGAGCCCCACAGAGCTCGACACCGCGCTCAAAACGCTCGAGACCATCGCCAAGACCACGACGCTGTACGACGGCGACAGCGCACCGGAGGCGGAAAAGAACGTCGCCAGCGAGCCGAAGCAGGCAGCCCCGGTAGTTTCCACGGCAGGCAAGAAAGCCCCCCCCCCCGAGAAGCCGGTAAGCTGGCTCCCTCCCGTCGGGACAAAGGGCCTCGTGTTCCTTCGCTGCCCGAAATGCAAGGACGAGTTTGTGCAGTTCTTGCGCGAACCGCAGACAGTTCACGAGTGCCGGAAGTGCGGTGCGAAAATCCCTCTGGACGCGCTGGCACGGTTCGAGTACACCTGCCCGGGCTGCAAGAAAACGAGCTACGGCCGGACGAACATCGAGGATGCAGAAATCACAAACCAGAAATTCTCCTGCGTCTGCGGCCGGAACATACCGAAGCTCACATGGGACCCGGTCAAGCACTGCTACACGATGTAAGGAGGGCCGGATGATGAAAGCACTGACCCACAACATCCAGCAGGAGCGCGAGGACCAGCGCGACCGCTCCGCCCAGCTCTTTATGTGGTGCATCGTCGTCTCCATGCACCAAGACGACGGCATTGGCGCATCCCGCCTCATGCGGGCCTGTAATGAGATGGATGCTTTTGAGAAAAAATACCAGACGGCCATCCTATACGGCAGCAGAAAGAACGCAACGGACGCCATGAGGGAGAACCTCAAAGGCATCTGCGATTTTGAGGTTCGGCTGCCCGTGGACCGCGCACCGAGAGGACGCCGGGAGGAGCAGCTCCGCATGGCAAGCAATCAGGGTGCGGAAATCGCATGGCTCGTTATGGCCGCCACTTGTCACGAGACGTTCGGCTACGGGAAAGACCGGCTGGCGCGTCTCAAGCAGAACTCCATGAACAACTACAAGCAGTACCTCGAGTGGGAAAAAGAGGATAAGGACCTCGCCCTCGACCGCTTGCGCAGGTGTGTGCAGGACGCCCTCAAGGAGGACCTCCGCGTCACTGACACCGACGACCGCAAGGGGATGCTTTCGACCCCGGGCAGAGGCCCCAGCGTCTATGAGACGGCCGCTGTCTACTCGGAGATATTCAGGAGGGCCAGAGCGGGACGGGCAGTGGCTCCGCTCGCCGTATACAGCGCAGCAAAGTACGACGAAATCATGACGGCCGCCCGAAAACGGGCCAGCGTTAAGCTCGGCTTATGACTATCTGCCCGAAAGAGTGCCCGGACAGACACCCGGGATGCCACGACCATTGCGAACGGTACGCAGAAAACAAGGCAGTCTACCAAAAGCTGAAACAGGAGTACGACGAAAGCGTCCGAAACCCATACTGCCGAAAGTGGACACACCGGGCTATCGTTCGCAGTTTCAAGAAGAAATTCAGGTAGGAGGCAGAATCATGTACGTAGCACTCACAGAGCTGGAACAGTGGCTCACAGCAGCCTCGAACTGGCTCACGGGCGCAGCCCTCGTCATCTCCCTGCCGCTGGCGGCCGTTTACATCGGCTGTATGGCGGAGGCCAGACGGGAGGACAGCGCGGCACAGACAGAAAGAAAGGATGGGACAACATGAAACAGAGCGAAAAGCTCGAGGAGCTGCTCAAGCTCATGCAAGCAAACCCGGAGCTCCCGGTCATCCCCTGTGTAGACGGTGATGTTGTCGGCGGTGATGACTGTTACTGCTGGCTTGGAACATGGGGAGCGAGCGGGATTCAGGAGTACATCATCGGAAACGAAAGAACCTACTACCGGGAGGACGACATCTCCGAGATGAACGACCCGCTCTATGAACGCTATGACCCGGAGCTGGTGGACAACATGACGGAGGAGGAAACGCGGGCAGCGTACAACGCACTCCCGTGGAAGAAAGCCATCTTTGTCGATCGACCACATTCAGGACGCCCCGGCAGTCAGCCAGCAGGAGCTCCGTAGCTATATGCTGCCGTGGTTCAGCCCGTTCGTTGCCCCGTGGAGCCGGAAGATTCAGCAGGCTTTCCCCAAAGCCTACGTCACCATGAACTTCGAGCTGATTCTCGTTCCGAGAACGAACACCTACATCAACCTCAACCATTGCAGCACCCCGGACGAGTTCAAGGCGGAGGTTATCGAGGGCGTATCACGGTTTGCGTTCAAGGCATTCACCAAGCCGCTGTGCAAGGAGCACCTCGACGGCATTAACAAGCTGCTCGACACCCATTTCACGCCGGAGGATATGGAGTACATCTACACCAACCTCGGCAACGGCATCCGCCACGAGCTGTGCATGAAGTTCGTCCAGAGCAACTACGACCTCGGCGTCATCGACGAGGGCCTGCAGGAGAAGGACAGGCGGCCATGAGCGAGTGCATCCTGTTAGAGTGGGCTGTTCCGACAGGTCTTGCGCTGCTGAGTGGAGCGCTCGTGGTTCTCATAATCGAAATCAACGAGTGGTTTGGCAGAAAAGAGGACAAGAGGCAAGAACGCCTCAAAAATGAAAAGCAGCAGCCAGCTAAAGAAAACAAAAAGGAGGCGGAAACGTGAAAGGGACGATTCGAGGTCGATGCCCGAAGTGCGGCGGGGAAATTATAGTTTCCGAGTATTATCAGACATCGCGAGATTACAAAGTTCGTATGAACGGGAAACTATCCAAACGGTACATCGTCATCGATGCTGGAAGCGTGAATGCAATGACAGCATCATGCGGCAGCTTATGTGGCGCATACTGGGAAGATGAAGAGTTTTCCATCGGGCAAGACGGGACGTTCTACGACAATAAATACACAGAGGATGGACAGACATGAAAGCAAGACAAGTGGAAATCCTGCCCTGCCCGTTTTGCGGAGCGAATCCGTGCCGCATCGTAGAAAAAAGGGAGGTCGTCAATGCCGAAACTGGTGAAGTGCTAAGTAGCAATATCAGCATTACGTATTGGAAGCATCCTGAAACGCCTGATTGCACTTTGGGGTTCGGTAAGTTTTTTGCTGACACTCCGGATGCAATCCAAATGTGGAACAGCAGGACCGATAAAGCGAAATCTAACCCTGAAACCTGAAAACAATCCAAGTATATTTCAATCTTTAACCATCAAATTTGAAAATTGGAGGACAAAATTTATGTTTCCGCAGAGAAGAATGACGACCGACACCCCGGACGGGAATTATGAGCAGGCTCTCAACCTGTTCGTGCGCGGCGAGGATGGATGGGTGCAGATGCCCAGCCGGAGCATCAGCCTCAACGACTACATGAAGCAGCTTATCAAGGCGCACAACGCAGATATTGACACCGAGGGAACGCCGGAGGAGTTCGACATGACCCTGTGCGAGCACCTGTTTGACGGCCCGGAGACCATCGAGGGCCTGCTGGCAGAGCACTACACCCTATCGTGGGCCCTCGCCTCGTTGCGCGACAAGCTCAAGCACTACGAGGACGCGCTCATCCCGGAGATTATGCCGGAGGGCTTACAGACCATCGACCGCGCCATCGGCACTTACGGCAAAGACGCCCAGCTCACCAAGGCTGTGGAGGAAATGTCGGAGCTTACCAAAGCTCTCTGCAAGCTCAAAGAGTGCAAACGCAAGTATGATACCCCGTTTAACAGGGAGACGCAGGAAGTACACTCGAACATCGAGGAGGAAATTGCAGATGTTTTCATCATGCTGGTGCAGCTCTTTGCAATTTTTAACCCCCATGAGCTGATGAACATTACGAAAATCGTATGGGACAAGCTCGACCGCCTCAAGGACAATCTGGACAAAGAGGCGTCAAAACAGGAGGACGACAATGCCGGAAAAGAGTGAGTTCGACAAGGCACTCGGAGAGCTGCACGACCTGACCGAATGGGAGGACGCGGAGGCAGCCATCCGAGAACTCCACGCACGGGAACCGGAAATTGAGCGGCTCTACCTTGACAGCAAGATTCTCCCCGGAGAGCTGCAAGCCCTTGTTATGGTGAGCAACTGCCTCGAGCGGGAGTTCGTTCACCGGCAACTTGCGACCGGGCAGCCGCTCCACGTGAATCTTTGAGAGGAGGCAGCACAATGAGCGATGACGGTATGTTTTGCCCGTACAAGAAAAGCACCAAGCGGGAGGTCAGCTATTCATGGACCAGCCGTACCGAGATTACGACAGAGCGTTTCGGCTGGTGCTCGGAAAAGAAGTGCATGGCCTACAACAACGGCCGGTGCAAGCGTTTGGAAAGGGAGGAAAACCAGTGAAGAAAAGAAACTGTCGGATGACCGGCGAGGAGAAGAACGTACATGAGCGTGCGGTGAAGCTGCGCAAGATGACCGACGAGAAGCTCGTGGAGCATATCGACCACATCCGGGAGGAGGCCTACAACACCGGCTACTCCGAAGCAGAGGCCCAGCGCGCATCGACCCCGGCCCCGGGCAAGACCCTGCCACAGCTCCTCGAGCAGCTCAACGCCGGAGAGTGCAAGGGCATCAAGAGCGCGACCGCCTACAAAATCGAAGAGTTCGCCCGCCAGCAGGGCTACCTCGAATGAGCGGCGCGGTAAAGGACCCGCTCCGGGCATTGCAGGGAGCACGGAGCCGCGCGCAGGGCGGGCAGCTCGAGGAGAGAATCGAGGCATCCTGCACCCGGCTGGCGGAGGCAGGCCGCGCGGACATCAGCAAGACACCGGAGCCCATGCGGCCGGTAAGCCAGCCGAACAAAACGGGCCAGTTCCGCGCAGTCTACACCAAAAAGGCGGAACCAGACTTCAAAGGCGTCATGCTCGGCGGCCGCGCGGTGATGTTCGAGGCAAAGAGCACTGGGACCGGCAGGCTGAACAAAGACCGCGTTCTCCCGGAGCAGGCCAAAAAGCTCGATTCCTACGAAGCCCTCGGCGCGCACTGCTTCATCGTCGCCACATTCGACGGGCTGCGGATGTACAGAATCCCGTGGACAGTCTGGCGCAGCATGAAGCAGCGGTACGGCCGGAGCTATGTCACGGAGCCGGACCTCAAGGAATACGCGGTACGGTTTGGCCCGGGCTTTACCCCGGACCTGCTGCGGGACATCCCCACGATGGACGACATCAACCAGCTCTCGTGCGCGAGCGACGTGCTCACGGCGTTCTGCGGGATGCCCTACGGGACGAAGCCAGAGACGGACGAGTGGTGCGCGGCCGTGTGCAGGTTGAGCCGCCTGATGAACTGGACGACGCCGGAACGCTTTATGCTGGTGAACGAAATACGGAGGGAGCAGCCGAACATGGAAAAACCGATATTCTCATTTATGGGTGTCCCCATCACGGAGGACAGCGCGGGCAAGCTCGCAGAGGCCATGAAGAAAAGCGGGGTCTCCGCACTCGAAGTGGTGACTGCCTGTGAGACACTCAAGAAAATTTCCAAAGCCTTGCTCGACGAGCTGCCGGGTGTTACCGAGGAGGAACATAATGACTGAAAAAGAAATTGTGGTAATGGCCGCAGAGGTGGCGGCAAAGGCGGCTGTTGCTGCCGTTCGAGCCATCTTGGGGAAAGAGATACAGGAGAGCGTAGAGGCCGCTGTGACGGACGCTGCCCGCCTCGGAGCGGAGGCCAGCATCAAGGCCGTGGAGCAGGAGCGCAAGAAGTTCCGGGACGGCCGCAGCGACCGGAGATTCCGTAACACAAAGCTCCTGCTGCGTAACTATACCACGCTTAATGCCAACTGTGCCAATGCAGTATACGACGCGGCCAGTGCAGCGACCGGCGAGGAGAGCGTTGAAGAAATTGTGGAGGCACTGGACGAGCTGCTTGAGGACGACCTCAAGGTGGAAAGCATCATGAAGTCCGCAGCCCGGACGCAGATTATCATGCGCCACGTCAACCGGATGCTCGACATCTACAAGGTGGTATGCGGGAACAGTTTGGACGAGGCCGAACAGAGGCACTACCGCGTTATCGAGGCCCTGTATCTGCGGGACCGTCCCCTTTCTCCGGCCGCCGTAGCAGAGATGGAAAGCATCGACAAGAGAACCGTCTACAAGGACGTGGACGCGGCTTGTGCTACGCTGTCGGCCTTGATTTTCGGCATCGACGGCATCAAGAAGGCTTAACTATGCAACGAAACGACCCGTTCTGGGGCATAAACGCGGCATTGACAGGGCGCAAGGTCTGAGATACAATGTAGGCGGTAAAACCGCGCACAGAGACAATTTCTTGGCATAATAATAAATTCCCCTTCTTGACAAAGGACCGCCCGACTCCGGGCGGTCCTTATTTTTTTATGTGTTATAGACCCGAAAAGGGTCGTGGAGGAACGGCAGATGAAAATTATCACCCTGCCGGTGAGCGACCTCCATCCGGCGGACTACAACCCGAGGAAAGACCTCGCACCGGGCGACAAGCAGTACGACAAGCTGGCCCGGAGCATCGAGACTTTCGGCTATGTTGAGCCCATCGTATGGAACCGGACCACCGGCAACATCGTAGGCGGCCATCAGCGGCTCAAGGTGCTGGTGGAGCAGGGCTACAAGACGGTCGAAGTCGTCGAGGTCGAGCTCAACGAACAGGAGGAGCGCATCCTTAACGTCTCGCTCAACAAAATCTCCGGCCGGTGGGACAACGAAAAGCTCACCGCGATTCTGGACGAGCTGAAAGAGCAGGACGAAATGGCCATCACTGGTTTCGAGGACTGGGAACTCGACGCCCTCAAGGTGACATACGACCACATCGAGGACCTGCTGAACGAGGACTTTTCCGACACCGGCAAGAGCGAGCCGACAAGCTACACCATGACGTTCACCCTGCCCGAGGAGGTGCATGAGGCAATGGATAAGTACATTGACGAGAACCCAGCAGGCAAGGTCGAACTGGCGCAGTTGCTCGTGAACAAGGCGAAGGGGCTTATCTGATGGAAATTATCAAAAAAAGAATCACCGACATGGAGCGCGCGGAGTACAACCCTCGCGTGGAGCTGATGCCCGGTGATGACGAGTACGAGAAGCTCAAGCGGAACATTGAGCGGTTCGGCATGGTCGTCCCTGTCATTTGGAACAGGCGCACCAACCGTGTCGTGTCTGGCCACCAGCGGCTCACCGTTCTTATGAACGAGGGCGTCACAGAAGTGGACGTGTCCGTGGTTGACCTCGACGAGACCGCAGAGAAGCAGCTCAACATCGCCATGAACAAAGTGACTGGCGAATGGGACGAGGTAAAGCTCAAGGAGCTGCTGGACGGCCTCGGCGACGCGGCCCCGGAGACGGGATTCGACCTGTACGAAATCGAGGCTCTCGAAAACAACGTGGACGCCCTCGTAGATGGCGATTTCCTCGACAGCGAGCTCAAGAGCATCGAGGAGACGTTCAACATCTCGCTCAAGTTCAGCGCGGAGGACCGCGACGTCCTGAAAGAGTACATAAAGGACAACGGCAAAGAGGACCTTGTTGCCGTCATCGTCCAGAAGATTAGAGGTGAGATTTAATGGGCTGCAAATGCGGGAGCCAGATTATTCTCTGCAACCTGCCTGTGCGTTTCGACACCTATCGCGGCTGCTCGCACGGCTGCCGGTACTGCTTCGCGCAGAAGAAAAACGACATCAGCCACATCGAGCGCGACGAAAGCGTAGACGGCCTGCGCTCCTTTATCGAGGGCAAGCGCGGCAACGAAACGGAGTGGTGCGACTGGAACATCCCTATCCACTGGGGCGGCATGAGTGACCCGTTCCAGCCGGTAGAGAAGCAGATTCGCGCCAGCTACGAGTGCCTCAAGCTGCTGGCGGAGACGAAATACCCGTTTGTGGTGAGCACAAAGGGCCGCCTCATTGCGGACCCGGAGTACCTCGACCTGCTGGCACAGTGCAACTGTGTGCTGCAAATCAGTATGGTGTGCAGCAAGTACGACCGCCTCGAGCGCGGGACGCCCAGCTACGAGGAGCGGCTCGCCATCCTCAAGACGGTATCGGCCAGAGTGCAGCGCACCATCGTCCGCATCCAGCCGTATATGCCCGAGGTGTTCCACGACGTGATGAAGAACATCCCGCGCATCGCGGAGGCAGGAGCCTACGGCGTCATTGTGGAGGGCATGAAATTCTTTAAGGCCAAACCCGGGATGACGAAAATCGGCGGCGACTTCTGCTATCCGCTGCCCCGCCTGCGGCACGATTTTGAAGCCATCAAGGCAGAGTGCCACCGGTACAGTCTGAAATTTTACAGCGGCGAGAACCGGCTCCGCGCGATGGGTGACAGCATGACGTGCTGCGGCATCGACGGCCTGCCCGGATTCCGGCCGAACGAGTATAACCTCTGTATGCTGATGAACGGCAAGAACCCGGAGCCGACCGAGAAGATGAAACAGGTCGGTACGGGGGGGCCATTCAAGACGCTGAACCAGAGCGCGGGCAGCGGGCGCAAGATTGCAAAACAGAGCTTTTATGGCCTGATGCAGGAGGAGCTCGCCAAAAAGACGGAGTACCACAAAAAGGTATTTGGCCTCGAAGAATGACCTAATCTTGAACAAAAACGGCGAAAGATAAGGAGAGGAGGACAATGCCGAATAGGACCAAAGACGACCTTTGGGAGCGTCAACCGGGCGAAAGCGCGCAGGCCTACGAGGCATTTGCCATCTACCGAGATATGGGCTCCAACAGGAGCCTACGAGCCGTTGCTGAAAAGTTATCCAAAAGTTACACGCTTATTGGGCGTTGGAGCCGCGAGAAAAAGTGGGGAGAACGCTGCCGAGCGTATGACAACCACTTGGATGATAAAGCCCGACAGGAGGCACTCCAAAAGTACAAAAAAATGAGGACCCGCCACATCGGCATCGCCTTGCAGCTCCAAGAGAAAGCCCTCGCGGAGCTCAAGAATTTGCCGGACGGGTCCATGACGCCAAAGGACATTATCCAGTTCCTCGACAAGGCCACAGAGCTTGAGCGGGATAACCGGATGGAGGAGGCGGGCGTCACGGCCGGAGGCAAGACGGCGGAGGAGCAGGAGGAGACCACGCTCTCCCTCGCCGATGAAATCGCGGCCGCATACGAGAACCGGAAACGAGGAGAACAGACATGATGACCCAAGAGGCTATCCTGTACTACGCAGACCACCCGGCTGATTTTGTCGAGGACCTGCTCCACGTTACGCCGGACAAGAACCAGCGCGCTATCCTGAACTCCGTGGCGCAGAACCAGATGACGAGCGTCCGCAGCGGCCACGGCATCGGCAAGAGCGCGGTCGAGGCGTGGACCGTTATTTGGTTCATGTCAACCCGGCCATTCCCCAAAATCCCTTGCACGGCCCCGACGCAGCATCAGCTATTCGATATTCTGTGGGCGGAGATAAGCAAGTGGCTGCGCAACAACAAAGCCCTCGAGCGGGAACTCATGTGGACAAAAGAAAAGGTCTACATGAAGCAGTACCCCGAGGAGTGGTTCGCAGTAGCTCGAACGGCCAGCAAGCCGGACGCACTGCAAGGATTCCACGCTGACGACATCCTCTACATCATCGACGAGGCCAGCGGCGTGGACGATAAGGTTTTTGAGCCGGTACTGGGCGCGCTTTCGACGCCCGGAGCGCGGTTGCTCATGTGCGGAAACCCGACGCAGTTGTCGGGCTTTTTTTATGACAGCCACCACAAGAACCGAGGCAGCTACACCACGTTCCATGTGGACGGTCGAAACAGCAGCCGCGTCTCGGATGACTTCGTTAAAACCATCATCCAGATGTACGGCGAGGATTCCGACGTTTTTCGCGTCCGCGTGGCCGGAGAGTTCCCCCGGCAGGAAAACGATGTTTTCATCCCCCTGCCGCTCGTCGAAAAATCCATTATGACCGAGTGGACAGAACCGGAAAAGCCCGCCCGCATCGACATCGGCTGCGACGTTGCCCGCTACGGCGACGACCGCACCGTCATCGGCTACAAGGTGGACGAAAAGGCCATGTTCTACAAGCGCAAGAGCGGGCAGGACCTTATGCAGACGGCCGACGACATTATGGAGCTCGGCCTAAAGCTCATGGCAAAGTACAGGTTCGATAAGGCCATCCCCATCAAGATAGACGACAGCGGCCTCGGCGGCGGCGTCACGGACCGCCTCAAGCGCGTCAAGCGCGAGCAGCCGGAACGGTTCTGGTGGATGGATATTATCCCGGTCTACTTCGGCCAGCGCATCCGCCATGATTTTTACTACGACACCACCACCTACATGATGAGCGTCGTGAAGAACCTGCTTGCACCGCAGACGCCGGAGGGCGTACAGAAGCCCGTCCAGCTCATCCTCCCGAACGATAACGACCTCGTCGGCCAGCTTTCCACACGAAAGTATTCCATGACCGACGACGCCAAAATCCGCGTGGAGAGCAAGGACGCCATGAAGAAGCGCGGGATGCACTCGCCCGACGAGGCCGACTGCATCCTCTTGCTGTGCCTGCCGGTCAAACCCAAGAGGAGAGGAGACGTTAAGAAGTGAGCGACAAGAAGCAGTCCGCCCAGCAGCGGGTAAGCGTCCACATCGTCAAGGCGGACGACCCGGAGCAGCGCGGCGGGATGAAGCCTATCGCCAAAGCAGATGGCTCCCTGCAAATCTCGCCGGAGGAGGCGTACACCGCAGGTATTTGGACAAAGCCACCGTTCGACCTCCGAGGGCTTTCCCGCATGGTGGACGAAAGCACTATCCTCCCTCAGTGCATCCGGGCCTACAAGTCCAATATCGCCGGATTTGGCATTGACATCCGGTACAAAGACGACTTTGCCGACGCCGACGAAACCCCGGAGATGAAAGCGGAGTGGGACCACGCCAAAGAGGTCGTCGATATGCTCAACATGGAACAGGAGAGCAACGAGCTTTTCGAGGATATTGTGGAGGCCCGCGAAACCTACGGCTGCGCTTACGCCGAGGTCATCCGTGACATGGATGGGAACGTCACGCAGCTCGAGTTCATCGAGGACACCCCCAGCGTGGAAAAGAGCCGGAGGCTGGACCCGCGCGTCGAGGTGGAGTATTTCCACCGGGACCATACCGAGACCCGCATGAGAAAGTTCCGCAAGTACAAGCAGACCGTCAACGGCAAGACGGTCTACTACAAAGAGTTCGGAGACCCGCGAATCATGGACCCGACGAGCGGCGAGTACGTTGACGAGCTCGAGTTCAAGAGCCGCGCCAACGAGATAATCGAGTTCGCCATCGGAACGGCCACCTACGGCAAGGTCCGGTGGGTGGGCTCGATTTTGACCGTAGACGGAGCCCGGAGAGCGGAGAACCTCAACAATAACTACTTCCTAAATGGCCGCCACACGCCGTTGCTGATTATGGTGAAAGGCGGCAGCCTGACGGACGAGAGTTTCAACAAGCTCAAGGAGTACATGAACGGCATCCGAGGCGAGGCGGGCCAGCACAGTTTCATGGTACTGGAAACGGAGGCAGCGGACAACCGTACCGGGTTCAATACCGAGAACCGGCCGGAGGTCGAGGTCAAGGACCTTGCCGCCATCCTGCAAAAGGACGAGCTTTTCCAAGACTACCTCGAGAACAACCGGCGCAAGGTGCAGAGTGCGTTCCAGCTCCCGGACCTCTACACCGGCTACACAACGGACTTCAACCGCGCGACCGCACAGACGGCTATGGAAGTGACCGAAAAGCAGGTATTCCAGCCGGAGCGGCGGCGTCTGGCATGGGCCATCAACAACCGGCTGCTCAACTGCTACCAGTTCAAGTACGTCGAGGTGTTCTTCCGCGCGCCGGATGTTTCCAACCCCGACGACCTGTACAAACTGCTGACCGTCTGCAACAACGCGGGCGGCCTCACCCCGAACAAGGCAAAGAGCGTCCTGTACAAGGCTCTCGGTGAGACCTCCGAGGACTTCCCCGAGGAATGGGGCGACATCCCACTCGCGTTCACGAATGCGCAGCAGCGGGCGGCAGCCGCAGCAATGGTAGGAAATAGCCCCAGCGTGGCGCAGAATGGCAGTTCTTCCACCGGCAAGGAAAACACACAGCCGGAGGGAAAGACAGCGCAGAACGCCCCGCAGGGTACGCCCAGCGTAGAGGAGCAGCTCGAGGGCCAGATTCAGAAAGCGGCAGACGCCAATGAGACGGAGCTCGTCGCCGTGATGAAAGAGGTTCGCCGCCTGCTGGTTGATATGAAACAGGAGGAGGGCGACGCGGAGTGAAGTGCTTACGCTGCGGTCCCTTAATCAAGGCCATCGACGCCTACCTCGCCAAAGCAGAGAACGACCTGTACGAGCAGCTCACGATGGAGGGCTACCTCAAGGCAAAAGAGAGCCTTGACACCGTGGACGAAATCGAGGAGGTCGTGACGAAGCTCCTCGAGGACAACGCCGACGACCTGCTCAAGGAGCTGGCCGACACCATCGACCTCGAGACGTTCTTCAAGGACAACTGGCCCAAGTTCAAGAAAAAGAGCAAGCTGGCGCAGGACCTTTTCGACGTTTTCCACAAGCAGCTTTCCACCATCATGCCGACGTATGTTGAAGCCTACGTCCAGAAAACGGACGCGGAGCTCACCGTCACGCAGCTTACCAAGAGGACGACCGACTGGATAAGCTCGTGGAGCAGCGACCTCGCCGACATTATGAAGCTGGACACCGAGACCGAAATCGAGGCGGTCCTGAAAAAAGGCCTCGACGACGGCAAGGGCATCAACGACGTTGCAAACCTCATTGCAGACAGCGGCATACGCTCCCCGGGCTACCGCGCGCGGAGCGTGGCCCTGACGGAGGTGCTCCGGGCGCACGGCTACGCGCAACTCGAGAGCTACATCCAGAGCCCCGCAGTCGAGGAGAAGATGTGGAAACACACCGGAGCCTACCGGAACGACCCGAGGCAGAATCATGTGGACATGGACGGCGTCCGCGTTCTCAAAGACCAGCCGTTCACCCTGATTGGAGCCGACGGGAACACCTATTACCCCATGACCCCGAGAGACATTTGCCTCCCACCGAAAGAGAGCGTCAACTGCCATTGCCTTTTGCAGCCGGTCGTGAGCGAGGAGGTGCTCGGCCTCTCCCTTGAGGAGCGGCAGGCACTCCAAGCGCAGGCCATCGCGGACGACGACGGTGAGTGGGAGAAAGAACTCGACGCGCAGAACAAGGCGCGCGCAGGCATCAACGAGGAGGACTACACATGAGCTGGAAAACGCTTGACTGCATTGTGTCGGCAATCATTTGCCGACTTTTCAAGCCTAAGTACCATGTGGAGCGGGTCGAGAGATACCAGCTCCCCGGGAGACTGCGCATCGTCAAGTGGTGCGCAGCACCGGCAGACGCACCGGAGGACGAGCTCCGGCGCATTTTCTCCATCGTAGACGAGCCTCAGTGCGATGATATGGTCGTTTGGTTCTATTCATCGCTTGAGGATATAGGCCGCAAGCCCTTTGACGTTGCGCTCCTTGAGCGCACTGGCAAGGACAAGCAGCCGACCATTAGACGCCCTACCTAGGGGCGTAGAGAGGAGGTGAGAAAAAGCATGAGCAAAATCGAGAAAGCATACGCCATCACAGATGCAAAAATTTCTTTCGTCAGCCTCGTAGACAAGGCGGCCAACAAGAAACAGTTTCTTATCACCAAGGCGGAGCATGGCTCCGCCTCTTTTGCTTCTTACGGCCGCATCGTCAACGCGGATGCTGACAGCCACTACATCACCGGCATTGTCTATGAGCCCCTCACCGAGGACGCCCACGGCAATTACATGACGGAGCAGGAAATCACCAAGGCCGCGTATTGGTTCGCCAAGAACGGCAATCAGGTGGACGTGCAGCACTCGTTCGAGCCGCTCGAAAAGGCGGCCGTCGTCGAGAGTTATGTCGCGCCGTGCGATATGAGCATCGGCGAGCAGGCCATCAAGAAAGGCACATGGATGATGACCGTCGAGGTGGATGACCCGGATATTTTCGAGAAAGTCCAGAAAGGCGAAATCACCGGCTTTTCCATGGGCGGCGTCGGCAAGTACAGCGACGAGGACGACCCGCTGCCCGATGACGGAGTGGCAAAGGCGGAGGAGCAGCCCGAAAAGGGTATGCGCGGCATCTTTAAGAAGATGGCCGCTGCCATCGGCTTTGATGTTGTCGAGAAAGGCGAAGTTGCCGACAACTACACCAAGCGCAGTCAGAGCGACAACTTCTGGACTGCGTTCTACGCGCTCAACGACGTTCTGTACAGGTACAACTGGGTGAATGACCGTTGGGAGTTCGCGTCGGACGAGGAGACCATCCGCGACGCCCTGAACGACTTCAACAACATCGTCACCGAGCTGCTCACCAAAGGGCAGCCCGTTGCAAAATCGCTCGAGAGCTGCGCCGTCGTCAAGGCTGGCAAGGCCATGAGCAAGGCCAACCGCAGCACGTTGCAGTCCATCTACACCAACCTCGGGGAGTTCCTCGACAAATTCCCCGAAGAAGAACAGGAGGAAACCGAAGTGACCAAGAAAGAAATCGAAGATACCGTGGCGGCAGCCGTCGCCAAGGCACTGGAAACCCAGCAGAAGCCCGCGACCGACCCCGTCCAGAAAGCCGCAGAACCGGCAGCAGAGCCCGCAGCTCTGACCGCAGAGGATGTTGGCAAGATGGTCGAGGCGGCCGTCAAGAAAGCCCTCGGCCAGCAGGAGGAGCCTGAAAAGGCCCCGGAGCCGCTGACCGCAGAGAACGTGGCCGACGTCGTCGCAAAGGCTGTTGCAAAGGCTGTTGCACCCGTCCGCAAGGCCGCAGGCCTGCCGACCAACCTGAACGATGATGGCGACCCGGAGGAGGACCCCGTCCAGAAGTCCGAGCCGCATTATCTCGCTGGCATCCTGTAAGGAGGAACAAGCACCATGACTATGAGAAGCAACAAGGCAATCGTGAACGCTGCCGGTCAGACCATCACTACCGCCGGTCTGGCCGCAGGCGGCGCGCTGAACCCGGAGCAGGCGCAGAAGTTCATTCAGCAGACCTTTGAGGCAACTCCTTTGAGCGGCCTCGTCCGCCATGAGCTGCGCAAAGCAAAGACCGGCGAAATCGACAAGATTGGCGTCGGCCGCCGCCTGCTGCGCAAAAAGACCGAGAACACGGACGACGGTTATCGTTCCGGCGTCAAGCATGGCAAGCTGGAATACGCTTGCACCCCCGTCCGCCTGCCGTGGGAAATTACGGAGGAGACCCTGCGTGAAAACATCGAGGGCTCCAACTACGAGACCATCGTTACCAACCTGATGACCCGTCAGATTGGCTGCGACCGCGAGGACCTGTGCCTGAACGGCGACGAGAAGTTCGCCAAGGTCAAGGAGTTCAGCTCCTCCGCATCCTACACCGCAGGCGACCTCGTCGCGTATAACGACAAGGTCTACCAGTACACCGCTACCCACACCGCAGGCGCATTTGACGCAGGCGAGGCCACCGAGCTGGGTACTGTTGATGACGCCGACTTCCTCAAGGTGAACGACGGCTGGGTCAAGCAGTTCAAGGAGGGCGGCCATGTCGTCGATGTGTCCGGCATCAACTCCGGCGCGATGGTTCTGGACGTGTTCTACAAGGGCCTGCGCGCAGTCCCCGACAAGTTCAACAACGGCTCTCTGCGCTGGCTGATGTCCCCCCACCGCCGTCAGGAATGGGAGCGTTACATCCTTAATCAGGCAGTCACCGCAGGCGGCATTATCACCGACAAGCGCGTCGAGAACCCCGCCAGCGTCCCCGTCATCGAGGTCCCGGCCCTGCCCGATGACGTTATCATGCTGACCGACCCGAAGAACCTCGTGGTCGTCAACTCCTATGGCGTCGTCATCCGCAAGACCACGGAGGGTCCGGAGGCCATCTATCAGGACAAGCGTTTCTACGTCGTGCATTTCGACTTCGACACGCTGGTCGAGGAGCTGGACGCAACGGCCATTGTGACCGGTCTGGCATCCATCTGACAGGAGGCAGGACGCTATGCACCTTAGACTGATTAAGGGCCTGTCCTATGATGGCGTTGTGCGCGCCTCTGTGGCGCATCCTGACGTCTTTGTGGACGACCCCGAGAAATATGCCGCACTGCTGGAAAGCGGTTATTTCGAGGCTCTCCCTGACGCTCACACCGTCACCGGCCATCTGGACGCCGACTTCCTCGGCGAGATGGACGAGGAGCAGCTCAACAAGCTCGCCGACGAGATGGGCGTGGACACCACCGGCAAGGACAAGGCGGAGGTCGTCGCGGCCGTCGCCGAGGAGCCCGTGGAAGTCCCCGACATTTCCAAGATGAAGCTCGACGAGCTCAAGGAATTTGCCGAGGACAACGGCATCGACCTGACTGGCTGTACCACTAAGGCCAGCATTTTGCAGAAGATTCAGGAGTATGAGGCGGATGCAGCCGCAGCGGCCGCCATCATCAACCCGGAGGACTAATGGCCGAACGGCCGTGGGTCACGCCGGAGGCACTCAAAGAGTACACAGAATTTGAGGAAGTAAAGAACCGCGCCGACAGCAAGCTCAAAATTGACATTTCCCGGGCGGAGAGCTGGGTCATCGACTACTGCAACAACAGATTCGACGACCCAGAGAAATACCCCGAAATCCCGGAGAATGTCAAGACGGCGGTCCTCCTTATCGCGGAGGCATACGCCCACAATGCCGTTGAGCAGACCAAAGTCCGCCTCAAAAGCGAGACCTTTGACGACTACTCCTACACGGCAGAGAGCAGCATCATCGACGTCGGGAAACTGGGCGTGGAGAGCCTGCTGGACGATTACGTCGTCGTGCAGCCGCTCAACGGCGTCACGATGCGGTTAAGGAGCCTCTGAGCCAATGGCTATTGAGGACTTCTTTGACCATCATTGCAGTATCTACCACACCCAGCAGGAGAGCGCGAGCCCCGGCTACGGGCTCCCCGGCTCCCCCAAGTTCAAGTACCCCAAACAGCCGGACCTCGAAGAAGTCCCGTGCCATTTCGGAGTGCGTAGCGCGTCCATCCAAATCGCCCAGCAGCAACCGCAGAACGATATGGACAGCGACATAAAGCTCACGCTCCCGGCCGGAACGGACGTCAGGCTCAACGACAAAATCGTCAGCAGCGAAACAGGACTCGAGTACACCGCAGGTCAACCGCGAAACATCCGAGGGCATCACATGACGGTAAAGATATACCGCACGGCCCAGCAGAGGCCATTGTAATGGCGCAGGTGACATTCGACACGGTGGAACTCGAGAACTTCGTGAAGCGGCTCGGAACGGCCGCGCAGGGCGATTTTAAGCGGTCTTTGAACGGATTTTTACAGGGTCTCGGTATTGAGTTTCTTCGCATTCTGCAAGATGAAATTGTTCGCCGGAACGTGCTGGACTATCGGCTGCTGCTCCACAGTTTCCAAAAAGGCGACAAAGAGAACATCTGGACGCTCGACGAGAACGGCCTGACCCTTGAGGTCGGCACGAACGTCGAGTATGCCAAGTTCGTAAATGACGGCCACTGGACCAACCCGAAAGGAGTGGAGAGGCGTTTTGTTCCCGGACACTGGGAAAAGGCGAACGGAAAGGACCGCTTTATCTACACCCCGGGCGAAAAGACCGGGATGGTCCTAAAAATGAAATGGGTGGAGGGCTCCCATTACTGGGAAAGCTCCATCAAAATCCTCGAAAAGCTCTACCCGGAGCTGCTTGAAAAGAAGCTGCAAGGCTGGCTGGACGAGTATTTCAAGGATTTTTTGTGAGGTGAAACCTATGGCTGCCTTAGAGCAGGAAATCGCAAGCGTTATCCGCTTTGTCTTAGACTCGGTTCCCGGGATTACGCCGTACTATTGGAGCATCCCGGAGGGATTTATCATCCCCTCTGTTTTCTTTCCGCAGCCGGAGCTTACACCACGCGGCGACACGTTGCTGTCTTATGCAGTGGAATATAACTTGTACATCAAGTTCTTTTCTGGCACCGACGAGGATGCGTATTCCAACGCGGCGACGGCACTCAACGCCCTCTGTGCAGCCCGTCTGCTGGTCCCGCTCATTGACGAGACAGGAGCAGCGGCAGGAGGCGGATTGCGGCTCAAGGACCCGGGAGGCGTAAAGAAAGTGGACACCGGCGTAGTTCAGTTTGCCTTAACGTGGGACAGCCGCCGCCCGTACAATGTAGCAAATTACCAGAAAGTGATGAACTACAACCTCGACATCAAAATGGGCAAGGAAAAAACTGAATAACAGGAGGTATCTGCATGGCAGAAAAGAACGCAAGCGCAGCGGAAAAGCCTGCGCAGAAGTTCCCTATTGAGCGTCTGGCAAGTGCTTGCCGGACGCTTTTTAACGTATCAGCCAGCACGTTCGCAGGCGCAACGGCTGGCATGACTGGCGAATACACCGTCAATGAAATGCAGCAGCATATCAATGACTGGCTGGGGAAGGAGGCGCGTGTCTAATGGCAGGCGGTAAATATGATAAGCTGGCTGGCAAGACGCGGCCGGGTACATACATCAACTTCGAGAGCGAACGCAACGACGTTGTCGGCAACTCCGAACGCGGCATCGTGCTGCTGCCTCTGATTGGCTACGATTTTGGTCCTGCCAAGACGCCCATCACCCTGACGGCAGCGGCCCCGGATGCTTACAGTGTGGAGCTCGGCCGCAGCGTGTACGACACGGCCGAGAAGCACATGCTGCTTATTCGTGAGGCTTTCAAAAAGGCATCCAAGGTCATCGTCTACATTACGGAGGATGGCACGGCCGCAACTGGCACGGCAGAACAGCTTACCGCAAAGGCAAAATATGGTGGTCCTCGCGGTAACGATATTCATGTTTCGGTCGTCGAAAACCCTACCGGAGGCTTTGATGTTACCGTATATCTGGACGCAGATGCGACCGCTGTATACGAGGGCGTTAAGACTATCGAGGAACTTCAGGAGGCTGCCAGTAATGACAAGCTGGTTACTTTCTCTGGCACTGGTGAGCTGACCGCTATTGCGGGTCTCAAACTGACCGGAGGCGAAAAGAAAGCGGGCTCCAACGGCGACGTGACGGCGTTCGTTGATAAGATGGAGGGCATCCACTTTAACACGCTTTGTTTCCCCGTTACGGAGACGGCCCTCCAGACCGCAGCTATCACCAAAATCAAGTATATGCGCGACAGCATGGGAAAGGGCGTGAACGCCGTCCTGCCTGATGCAAAGACGCCCGACCACGAGGGTGTCATCAATGTTACCAACTCGGTCGTTGTGGACGACGTGGAATTGACCCACGCGGAGGCTTGCGCATTTATCGCAGGCATTACGGCAGCCGCCAGCTGCGTCAAGTCCAATACCTATGAGCTGTACAACGGCGCGACCGACATTGTGGACCCGAAGGATAATGAAGCGGCTATTGCCGCTATCAATAACGGCGAGATGTTCTTCTCCTACTCCGAGGCAGGCAATGTCATCATCGAATACGACATCAACTCCCTCATTTCCTTCAACAAGCCGAAGGACAAGACCTATCGGAAGAACCGCGTTATCCGTGTGCTGGACTCCATTCAGGAGACCATCCAGAACAACTTCCCGCCCAACAAGTACGACAATAGTCCGACAGGCTGGTCTGTTATGAAGGGTATCGGCCAGACCATCCTCAAGCAGTACGAGGAAATGGGGGCCATCAAGAACGTGGACTATGACGCGGACTTTAATATCGACGAGAGTCTGAGTAGTGGCGATGAAGTTTATTTCATTGTTGCCATCCAGCCTGTGGACTCGGCCGAGAAGCTGTACTTCACCGTCAAGACCCGCTAAAGGAACAGGAGGTAAGTTATGCAGTACAACAAGAATCCCATCAGCCTCCGTGAGGGCCATGCGTTCATCGACGGCGTCGAAGTTCTGGACAGCGTGAAAATGACCGTCAACTTTGCGCCCGAAACGTGGACCGGCCGCCAGCTCGGCGAGAAAACGCCCTCCACGCGCTGGATTGGTGCGACCATCACCGGCAATATGACCCGGCGCAGGACGACCAACTGGCTCAAGACGAAAATCAAAGAGTATCTGGCATCTGGCGCGACTCCGGAGCTGGTTATTCAGGGCATCATGGATGACACGAACTCGGATTTCTATGCGGCCCACGGCTCTGACGTGCTGACCTGCGTCGGCTGCGTTATGACCGGAGACCTGCCTCTGACCGCGCTGGACGCAGAGAGCAGCGGCGTTGTTGATGACGCCATCGCATTCAACATCAAGGATATTATCTGATGTGACCGGCATTCATGTTGGCCACACGAGTACGGAGCCCTTCCAAGGCGGAGGGGCTCCGTTTTTATTTTGGAGGAAAAGCTATGAGCAAGAACCTGAAATATTTCATGCGCGAAGCATCTGACGTTGAAAAGGTTGTCACCGTTCCGGCCCCGGAGAGCTTCAAGGACGAGAACGGCAAAGTCATTCAGCTCGAAGTCAAGGTCCTGTCCTCCGAGCGCATTCGTGAAATCAACGAGGCTTACCACACCCGGAGCATCGCGCTGGATGGCAAGGGCAACCCGTATATCAGCGGCGGCAATGTGGTTTTCCGCGACGAGCGCGACAACGCGAAGGCCACCCGCCACATCATCGTTGATGCGTTGCAGTACCCCAAGTTGGACGACCCGGAGCTGATGAAATACTACAACTGCGTGGACGTCACCATGATGCCGGAGAAGGTTTTCTCCCGCGCAGACGAGTTCGCCCATGTCACCCGCGTTGTTATGGCCCTGCTGGGTATCGGCGGCCAGCTCTCCGAGGAGGAGCAGAAGCAGGCCGACGAAAAGGAAATTGACGACGCAAAAAACTGATTCGCAGCGCGGGCAGCGAGACGTACTGGGCCCATGTCCTGTGGCAACGGCACGGCCTCCGACCGGAGGAGTTCGACCGGATGACTCGGAGACAGAAGCTCTTTTACATCGCCTCCGAGCAGGAGGAGTCTGCGCACCCGTGCAGGCGGGACATAATCCGGTAAGGTGACGGGAGGACATTATGGCGACTTTGAAAGTTACATTCAAGGCCATCGACGAGATTTCCTCCAAGTTTGACGAAATGACTCGGAGCGGTGAGCGAGCGCTCGAAGCGTTCGAGAACACTGGCACGGCGGCTGACGGAGCGTTGAGCAAAGTCTCCCGCACGGCCACACAGACCGCTAAAAGTGCCGATACCGCTACTGATTCCGTCGATGACCTGTCCTCGGCCATCGGGGACTACGAAAAGGCCACCGGTCAGGCGGCCGATTCCGCCGAGAATCTGTCCGAAAAAACGACCGAGACCGAGAAAAACCTCGACGAGGCAGCGGAGGCAGCCCGTAAAGCCTCAGAGGAAGTCGAGAAGTTCGGTGATAAATCCGAGGAATCTGGCAAACAGAGTGAGGAATCGAGCAAAAAGAGCCGCGACGGCATCAAGGAGCTGCAAGGCGTCCTTGCGTCGGCCGGAATTGCCGCCACGCTGAACGAGATTAAAAATGGCTTTTTTGACTGCTCCGAAGCGGCCGCACAGTTCGAGACCTCCACCGCAATGGTCGCCACTGTCGCGGACACAAGCCAGAAATCCTTGAGTGACATCTCGAAAGAGGTGCGCACCTACTCCAATGAGACCGGCGAGGCAGCCAGCGATATGGCGGAGGCAACCTATCAGGCCATTTCCGCCAGCGTCAATACAGCGGATGCGGCGTCCTTTGCAGGAACCGCGACCAAACTGGCCGTCGGCGGCTTTACGTCGGCGACTACGGCCGTGGACGTCTTGACGACAGCCATCAATGCCTACGGGCTTGCGGCGTCGGATGCTACACAGCTTTCCGACTACCTTATCACCACGCAGAACCTTGGCAAAACGAGCGTGGACCAACTGGCGCAGAGCGTCGGCAAGGTCATTCCTCTGGCGTCTGCCTACAACGTCCAGATGGACAATTTGAGCTCGGCTTATGCCGTCCTAACCGCCAACGGTATCGCCACCGCAGAATCCGGCACCTACCTCAAATCGATGCTGAATGAGCTCGGCGACACAGGCAGCGACGTTTCGGAGGTCCTGCTGAACTCCACCGGCAAGACCTTTGCGCAGCTCATGGAGCAGGGCTATTCACTCGGCGATGTGATGGCAATGCTGGGCAATGCGGTAGACGGAGACAGCACCGCGTTCAACGCCCTGTGGAGCTCCACAGAGGCCGGTATCGGCGCGCTGTCTCTGTTCAACGCAGGAGCCGACAAGTACAACAGCGTCCTCGATTCCATGCGTACCAGCGCAGGCGCAACCGAAAAGGCATACTCCACGATGGCAGACACGACCGACAAGAGCAAACAGCGGATGGAGAACTCCTTCAACAACCTGAAAATCTCTGTCGGCGACGTGCTTAACCCCGCGCTCACGCAGGTATACGAGGGATTCACCTCGGTATTTGCGGGCATGAGCGATTTTGTGGACGAGCACCCGGCCGTCGTAGCGGCTATTTCGGCCATTGCGGTTGGCGTGGGCGGATTCACCGGCGCGCTGGCTGCCTACAACATTGCCACCACGGCTGCGAAGTTTGTGACGGAGGCATTCACCGCGACACTGGCGGCTAACCCGTTTGTCCTTGCGGCCGCAGGCATCGTTGCTGTCACAGCGGCAGCCGTCACCCTAACCGGAGTTCTGATTACCCAGAGCGACGAGTACGAGGGCATGACGGCTACCTTCCGCGACCAGTACGACGAGCTGCAAAACCTCAACGACCAGTACAACGCAGCCTGCGAACAGTACGGAGAGAACTCCGAGGCTGCCAACAGCCTGCGCTACCAGCTTGACCAGCTCAACGACGAGTTTGAAGCCAACCGGCAGACCGTCAAGGAGTTTGTGGCTGAGTGCGACGGACTCGTCGAGAGCCACAACAAGGTCATGGACGCCTACAACAGCACCACCTCGAGCATCAAGGAGCAGGAGCTCGGTACACTAGCCTTGACGCAGCGGCTCGGGGAACTGGCCTCGCAGAACTCGCAGACGACGGCGAGCTACACGGAGATGAAAGCTATCATCGACCAGCTCAACGCCGACGTCCCGGGTCTCGGCCTGACCTATGACGGCGTGACCGAGAGCGTGGACGCGACCGTCGAGGCCATCAAGAAAGCCGCAAAGGCGCAGGCTGATTCGGAGTACAAGGCCGAGCAGCAGCAGACCTACGTTGACTTGCTGAAGGAACAGAGCAGCCTTGAGCAGCAAATCGCCGAGGCGGAGGCGAACCTCGATGCAGAGCGTCAGCGGCGCGGAATGTATCAGGACGACGTCACGGGCGACTGGGTCAAGGGCATCTGGACCGAGGACAGTCCATGGATTGCGTGGACTTCCGACATCGACGAGTACAAGAAATCCCTCGAGGAACTGCAAGCCGCCTACGACGAGAACCAGCAGACCCTCTCCGACATCGAGGGCGAGTGGCGCGGCGTTGCACAGGCGGTCGAGGATGCGCAGAACCAGACCGTCACCTATGACGAAGCTGTTAGCATGGCTACGAGCTCCGCGCAGTCTGCTCTCGACGAGCTGACCGCAGCTTACGACAAGGCTTACCAGTCCGCCCGCGAGAGCATAGAGGGCCAAATCGGTCTGTTCGACACGATGAAAACCTCGTCGGAGCTTTCCGTCAGCGACATGGAAAAGGCCATGCAGAGCCAGACGGACTACCTCAACCTCTACTCTGAAAACCTCAAAAAGGCCGCAGAATACGGCCTCGATGATGGTCTGATTAAGTCGTTGAGCGATGGCAGCGAGGAAAGCGCAGGCTACATCAACGCCATCATCCAGAATATCGAGAAACTGGGCGGCAGCACCGAGGGTATGCCCGCAGCAGCCTCCAAGTTCGTGGACGAGTTCAACTCCAAGTTCGAGGAGACCACAAAGGCGAAGGACGCCTTTGCAGACAGCGTTGCCAAGATGGAGACCGACTTCGACGAGAAGATGGGCGAAATTGAGCAGACGATGGTCGGCACGGTCGAGAAAATGGAGATGACCGACGAGGCGGCAGCGGCAGCGAAAGCCACCATTGAGGCTTACTGCAATGCTATCCGCTCCATGACTGGCGAGGCCGGGAGCGCGGCGCAAGCCGTCGCAAACGCGGCTGCCGCTCACCTGAGCACCACACCCAGCACGACAGTCTCGGGCCATGCAAACGGCACGCTGTCCGCACCGGAGGACGTCTACATCGCCGGTGAGGAGGGCCCGGAGCTTATTGTTGGAGCAAGAGGCTCCGAAGTATTCCCCGCGCAGGAGACCGAAAAAATCCTGTCGGCGGTTGGAGGCGACGAGACACCCGTTTCGACCGAAAACTCTGCGGCATTTAGCTCTGGCGGCCAGTCTGCTCCATCCGAAGAAGGTGGAGCAGACCGCAGCGAGAAAAGAATCATCCTTGAAATCAATGGCAGCGGCTCCATTGACGCAACAGGAGCGGACGAGGATACAATCCTTGATGTTCTGACGCGCCATGTGAAGCCGGTCCTTATGAACATCATTAAGGGCGAGATTTTTGAGGAAGGAGACCTTGCGTATGATTTTTAAGAGTAACCGGCAGCTCTGGCTTACGCACGACGGCGAGCGGGAAAAAATGCAATTTCCTGTTTTGCCAGAGAAGTTCAGCGTCAGCCTCGGAACGAAGAACACAAGCGTCACCATCAGCGGCCTCGGTGAAATTATTATCTTGCAAGACCGTCCGGCGGTCGAGGTTTCATGGGACGGCTTTTTCCCGGCAACCTATTTCCCGGGACTTCAAACCCGGAGTATTACCCCTCCTAAGGTTTTACTCCAAAAGCTGTGTGAGTGGAAGAACAGCGACAAGCCGGTTCACCTTATCCTTACCGGAACGAGCGCGAACTTTTACGCCGCTATCCAAACATTGCAGCCCTATGAGCAGGGCGGAGACCCGGACAGCATCTACTACAAAATCAAGCTCAAGGAGTACCGAGAGGTCAAGGTCAGGCAGGTCAAAGTTGATTCTGCTGGGACGGCGACCGTCTCTAAGAGCTCGACCCGGACAGATAACCGCGTTCAGGCAAAAACTTACACGGTAAAGCCCGGCGACTGCCTCTACAACATCTCGAAAACGGCCCTCGGAGACGGCGGCCGGTACAACGAAATCTATGCACTGAACAAGGATAAAATCAAGAATCCAAACTTGATTTATCCCGGACAGGTGTTGCAGCTCCCGTGAGGTGAGGTAATGGGCAAGATTACATTTCTCGTCACCAAAGACGAGACCACCTACGACATGAGCGAACTGGTTGAGAGCGTAACATGGAGCGGCCGCAAGGGCTCTCCGGCACGCTCTCTTTCCGTTTCGCTTATCGACGATGACGGCTGGAAACACGCCCGCTCCGGCATTGATGTTACCAAGGGAAACCACTGCGTTTTCTATTGGGAGGGCGAAGAACTTTTTCGCGGCATCATCATGTCGCAGAAGCAGAACGCAAAAAAGACCATGACCATCAAAGCCTACGATGTTGGTATTTATCTGTCGAACAACAAAGACAGCTTTAACTACAAACAGAAAAAGGCCTCGGACATCTTCAAAGATTGCTGCAACAGATTCCAGATTCCATACAAGGATGTCGCTGACACAGGCTATGTGATTTCGGAACTTCCGAAAGCAAAGACAACGGCCTGTGATGTGATTCTTGATGCTCTGAGCCTTACTTTTAAGGCGACCGGAATCAGATACTATGTTACTTCTGCTGACGGCTCCTTGAGCCTGATTAAGCGGAAAGACAGCATCTTGCAGTGGGTGGTTGAAGCGGGAAGTAACCTTTCAAACTACGACTACTCGTGCAGCATCGAGAAGGTGAAAACCAGAATCAAGCTGTTGTCGAAAGAAGATAAAGTTGTCGCCCAAAAGGCTGACACGGAACTCGAGAAAACCATCGGAATTATGCAGGACATCACGACGCCCGACAGTAATACCGAGGAGGCAAACCTCACAGACATGGTTGAGTCCATGTTGGCGGAGGAGAAGCTCCCGAGTAGGTCACTCAATGTGGAGGCTCTCGGAATCCCGGACGTGATTTCTGGCATTGGAGTCTGTATTATCATCAATCCTCTCGGAATCTCGAACAGCTACTATGTTGATGAAGATACCCACACGTTTAAGGGAAACTACCATTCGATGCGCCTCACCATGAACATGGCGACGGACACGGAGCGGAAAGTCAAAACGAGTAGCGGCTCGAGTAAAAAGAACGCGCACTCCGTCGGAGATAAGGTTCAGTTTACCGGAGGCCCGCAGTATGTGGCGTCCACCGCGACCTCTCCGACCAACAGCCCAAAAGCGGGCCCTGCTAAAATAACGGCCATTGCCAAAGGCAAGAACGCAAAACACCCGTATCACATCATCCACACGGACAAGCAGAGCACCGTGTATGGATGGGTGAACGCCAGTCAAATCGGATAGGAGAAGCCTATGGACCCGGAACAGGCAACGAGCTTCAAGCAGCTCTTTATGTCTATGCTCCCGAACGATGGTGGCATTGTGGTCGGCACGGTTACAAGCGAAAGTCCGCTTACCATCAAGATAGAGAACGACGAAAAGCTCGAAATTTCTGGTAGTGCGCTTCTCGTCCCTCGCAACCTTACCGACTACCAGACTCGCATTGATATATCTCTTGCTGGCGGAAAAATCGACAGCAATACTCATATCGGCGGAGCGCATGGGCACGACTTTGACCTGCTGGATTCCCGCTCTGGTAAAGTCTCTGGCATAATCGGATGCCCTTATGAAGGAGCAAAGGACCAGCCGGAGGGAGACTACAACAAGGTTGAGAGCTCCAAAGCGAGCGCTCACATCCATTCGTTGCAAACCTTTGTCATCGAAGGAGCGCTTATGACGGTTTACAATGCGCTCAAGGTTGGAGAGTCCGTGTATCTTCTCCGCTTCAACAACGGCAAAAGCTACATTGCGCTCGAAAGGGCTATCGTATGAGCAGAGTTTTTGTTCCAATCGCTATATCCGGCATTGAGGAGGAGAAAGAGCAGCCGTCGCTCACCTATAAACTCGACCTCAAGACCGGACGCATCGTTGGAAAAGTTGATGGCCTCGAGGCTGTCAACCAATACATCGAGAAAGCGCTTCTTACGCCTCGGTTCCATTGCCTTGTGTACGACAACCAGTATGGCAGCGAAATCAAGGACACCATCAAGGACGAGAGTGCGACGGAGGAGCTTATCAAGTCGGAAATCCCGAGGCTTGTAGAGGATGCACTCCTTTGTGACGGTCGTATTCTGAAAGTCTATGACTTTGAGTTTGAGTTCAACGAGGACTACTGCAACGTGCATTTCAAGGCCGACACCATTTATGGGACTACAGAGGTAGAGGAGGTGATATAAAGTGTTTGAAGCCCAGACCTATGACAAGGTTTTAGAGGACATCTTGAGCCGCGCGCCAGATGGCATCGACCTGCGGCAGGGCAGCATTTTCTACGATGCTGTCGCTGGCATCGCTTTCAAAATCGCTAAATACTACGCAGACCTTGAACAGGTATTCGAGATGGTGTTCTTGGTGACAGCGACCGGAGACTACCTTACACTGAGAGCCGAGGAAAACGGCGTTTATAGACAGGTTGCCTCCGCTGCAAAGTACCGCATCAAATACGAGGGCGAGCTCCCGGAACTCGGGACGCGCTTTTTCTGCGATGGACAATATTTTGTACTTGCGCAGGACGATGACCTTGGCTTCTATATTGAAGCGGAGGAAACCGGAACGGCGGCAAATGATATTTTGTCCGGAACGGCGGTCGTTCCGGTTGAAACATTGCGCGAGCTCACAGCCTGTTCTATCGCGGAGGAACTTGAGCCGGGCTCCGACGAGGAGGACGACGAGAGCCTCCGAAAACGAGTTCAGGAGAAAATTGCGGGCCCGGCTGAAAACGGAAACCGCCAGCACTATAAGACGTGGTGCGAAAGCATTTCTGGCGTCGGCCGCGCACGCATCATCCCTCTTTGGGCAGGAGAGAACACCGTCAAGGGAGTTCTTATTGATACGGAGGGAGGACCGGCATCGGACGCTGTCGTGCAGCGTGTGCAGGAGTACATCGACCCGGGCGGAACCGGATTGGGGGAAGGGCAGGCCAATATTGGCGCGCACTTCACGGCCGTTGCAGCCACCGCTAAAAAGGTGGATATTTCGTTCTCTGTCACGTTGGCAAAGGGCGGAAACCTTGCCACGGTCAAGGATGCAGCACAGACTGCACTCAAGGCACAAGTCAAGAATATCAATCTTTCGGCGAACGACGGGGAAACGCCGACCCTGCGTATCAGCACGGTCGGAAATACTATTTATGGCCTCACGGGAGTGCTGGACTACGAAAACCTCCGCTTTAACGGTCAGACCTCAAACGTCGAGACCGGAACAGAGGAGGTTTTTGTCTTAGGGGAGGTGAACGTCAGTGAAACCGACCCTGTATCCTAATGGATTTCCAAGCGTATATGATGAGCTAAAAACATTTTACCCGGTATTCTACCGGGACGTTTTTGAGATGGACGCCATCTGGCGTGCCGCAGGAGGAAAGCTCGACGAAATCGAGTCAGGCGTTGACGCAGCAGCGAACGATACCTTTATCTCGATGATGGACGCAGCTGCACTCTCCGATATGGAAGCGTTTCTCGACATTGCACCGAACAAGAACAGAACTCTTGAGGTTCGGCGCAAGCTGGTAGCGTCGTATTTTGTTGGCGCAAACCATATTGGCGCGCCTGAAATAAAAGAGCTCGTCCGAGGCTATACCGGAGACACCCCAGAGGTCAAATTCAGCAAGGGCAGAATCTACGTTTGCATATCGCCACCGGATGAATCAGCTTTCTTTTCGAGCGACATCATCGAGTGTTTGCTGAGAAAAATACCGGCGCACCTTGCGCTGTCACTTTCTCTTAGCTACAAACCGGATGTACAGCCAGCATACGCGGCAGCCGCTCCGCTCGGTACGACAATTTCTTGCACGGTGCGACTGCCGGGAACTATTAAGCCGCGAGCTGTCAGCGCGACGGCATATGCTGCGGGAGCACTCCGGGCAGCCCGGATGCAAGCCTCTGTTAAGCTGCCGGGAACCATCGGACCGAAAACAATCAGCGCGCGGGCGTTTGCCGCTGGCGGGCCTGCGAACGCGCGTGAAACCATCACAATCAAGATTGGAGGACAGACAACGTGAGTTGGGAAAAGTCTAACTACACCGCCGCCGGTGCCGCCCTGCTGTCGGAATCTCTCTCCGGCGGCGCGCTGACGATTACCCGCGCTGTGAGCGGTACTGGCTCTGCTGACACAGACCTTTCGGAAGAAACTACGGTCAGTGGCGACCTTCACGAACTGATGCTGCTTGGCATTGAGACCATCGAGGACGACGACGGGCATCCCGCGCGAAAGGTCAGCGTTCATACTGAGAGCGGAGACGACGCCTACCTTATGCATCAGGTGGGCGTTTTCGGCCGCTTGAACGACGGGGAGGAGGTCCTGCTGTTCCTTATGCAGGACGAGCGCGGCGTCGAGATTCCCGCGAGTGGCACAAACGCTAATTTTGCGTTCGACGTTGACATTCTGCTGGCTGTGTCGAACAAAGCGAATATCAGCCTTACAGTGGCCCCGCAGGTACAGGCACTTATGAAGCTGGTCGAGGCTGAAATTAAAAAGCACAACGCCGACGCCGATGCTCATGCAGCGACCATCACGGCGGCGGTCAGCACGGCCATCAAAAAACTTTCCGAGTCCGGCGAAATCCTGAACGAGGAGAAGGTCAAGACGCTCATTAAAGAACAGGTGGAAAACATTTCCGGCGGAGGATGCTATGGTTCCTATGAACTCACTCTTTCCGCAGACGGGTGGAAACCTGCGCGTGACGAGGGCGACTATGACGAGGCTGGCGGTATGAACTACTACCAGTGCATTTACGATGCAGAGCTGCCCGACAGCACCAGTGAGCTCATTCCCTCTGGTGCGGTCATGCCGGGCGGCTTTTATATTACGAACAAAGCTGGCGTCTTGAACGGGTGCGAAACGCATGACGGCTTCGTCAGATTTTTTGCACAGCGCATCCCGGAGGCAGATATTCAGGTCGTCGTAAATCTGTTCGGGAAAGGAGGTGGTTCGGGTGAAACCGGAAGCGTGAGTATCGGTCAGGGCTTAAAGCGCGACTCTAACGGAGCTATTACCGTTCGTATCGGCGATGGCCTTGACTTTGACAGCACGAATGCGTTGACCGTCCGTAAAGAAACCGTCATGACGAGCGAGGACCTGCTTGACGAGGAAGAAACGCAGCAGGAAATCGTCGATATGCTGAAATAACTTTTTAGGAGGACTACATTATGTCTAAGCAGATTTCTACCAAGACCACCATCCGTAACTTGACTGCCGAAATTAAGAAAAGCTTTGTCAAGAAGGATGCCTTTACCCCTGTGCAGACCGCAGCCAACGCTGCTATCAAGTCTCTTGGCGTTGACGGCAATACCGTGAACTTCTACACCTCTACCGACAAGAGCGGCACTGCTGCTTTCTCCGTTGACTTCCCCTCTGAGCTGTTCCTCGACCAGACCAAGACCACCTTC